ACTTAAGTGGATTCTGTTAGTTTATATGGTTATATCAGCGATATACTTTATCCTGGGCTTTATAGCACCATCGTCAATCAATTCATTAATATGCCACTCTCCATTGATATTAAAGCAATCTGGTAGTGATTCAAGCTTTTTAATAGCATTCGCTTTAATGTTTTTAAGTCCTGATTCTGACTTAAACTTCCAACATCTGAAATCACTTTTCTTAACTTCAAAATATTTCATATTGATTAATCTTTAATAATAAGGTTCGATATGATGTTTGCGACTTAAGTGGAATTTTCTTTCCAAAATAAAAAATACCCTGTTTAATGGGTATTTCTCATGATTTTAAATGGTGAATGAGTTCTGAAAGTTCCTCCTCTATCATAACATAGCTTGGGTATTTCTGCAAGTTCTTTTTTTAGTTCCTTGTCGCTCTTTTTGATTAATTCTTTTACTTGTTTTCTATTCTTTAAAATTAATAATATTGACTCCTTCTTTTTTTGGTCTTGTTTAGCTTTGCGGACTTTTAATTCTATTTCAACCTCGCTCCAGTTTTCAATCGTTCCGACTTTTATTTTAAAAAATAGTTTAGAAAACTTGACAAACATATAGTTTTTTCTAACTTATTTTTTAATAAAAGAGGGGAGCATTTCACTCCCCTCAGTCCGTTTAACTAGCTTGACCCTTGTTAGCTAAAACTTGTGTAATAGCTATTTTGATGTCTTCCTCAGTCGGCTCCTCCGACTTCTCTACTGATGGGAGTTTTTCTTTTAATTCTGCTATTTTTTCTTTATTCGGCGTCATTACAAGGTCGAATCCCTCCTCTTTTTCAATCAGTCCCTCGCTGATAGCTTGCATTATGGTCGTTTTAATGCCTCCCTTGTCGGACTCCCTCTTATTTTTGACTACAGTTGCACTCCTCCATATTCTAGCTAATAGCGTACTTTTGATGAAGTCTTTACTAAACTCCTCCCCTTGAATTTTTAATGGTTCCACTCCCTCAAATGTTACCATCTCTCTCAATTGAGTCTTATTCATACTTTTTGTTACTACTTACTAAAACTTTTAAAAACTTCTAGCAAGTAATTATGTTATAATATTTATTAATATTTTTTAGGTTTTTCTTTAACCTGTAACTAGTATAGCATAAATTTTAAATAATAGCAAGCACCCTATAAAACGGCTATAACTTAAAACCTTTCACCCCGTTTATATTCAACCATTACATTATACTAGCTATTTTATAGGGTAGTTTTTAAGGGAAGTATTACAGGGGAGTATTATAGGGAAGTATTACAGGGGAGTCCTGCTATTTTGGGGGAGTCCTGCTATTCTGTATACAGACACCCCTCCCCCCTCCCCCCTATTAATAGGGATTAAAAGGCTTGCACTAGACTGTACCCGTACTTTACGCAAGCGACTGGGGGGTCGTGAATCCCAATCACATGGATGAGGGGGTGGTGGTTTATATATAATATGTAAACATAGACACACCCCCAAGATAAAAACACATAAAGGTAAAAGATAGAATCGCTAATGTTAGCCAAAGAGGATCTAGCTCTAGGATTCCCCGTGATAAAAGAGTTGCTATGCTAATATTAGCCAAGGACGGGGGGTGTTTCTGAGAAAAAGTCTAAAAAGAGCAAAAAAACATCTAATTTCCATAAAAAAATAGCTGTCAAATTTTAAAAACAGAAAACTTTTTGAAGTTTCAGAAATATTTATTTTAGGGGGTCTTTTATTTACCTAATACTAGCTAAGAATCAGGGGTCAAAAAGACTTGACAGAATCGATCAAAAGATGCTATACTTAGAGTATAGGGTAAGATAATTGTTTTATAGGATATCACAGGTAAAAGCCTAAGAATATCAATGCGTGGAATATAGATTATCTTAATAGCTTGAGTGAGACTCATATGTTAAAAGCCACGCTTACAAACTAATATGAAAAAGATAACAAAGAACATGGCAGACTTCTCAGAGGAGTATGTCAAGAACGGATACAATGGGACAAAGGCATATGGAACTGCATATGGACAAACTAATAAACAAATATGTGCATCAGAAGCATATAAACTATTACGAGACCAAAGAATCATAGATGAAATAGAAGTAGTCGAAGGAAGCTTCAGAATACTAGGGCAAATGGCAGGAATAGATAAAGGTGCAATTGTAAGAGCATTAAAGGAAATGCTGCTAGCAATGAAACCAGACAAGAATGGTGATGATATACCAGATTATACTGCTCGTAAGGACGCTATTACCTTATTTGGTAAGCTTACTGGCGATTTCAAGGAAAGAAAGGAAATAGAGATTTCAAATAAAGAAGATTTATCAGATATTGACCCAACCAAACTATCGAAAGAGGAGATAGATATGTTGGAGAAAGATCTAATAGATGAGTTATAATGAAAAGTGTAGAATATTTACAAAAATTAGCTAAGAGTCCTGAACTTAGGAACTTAGAATGGGCGAAGTGTCATGAAGACCCGTATTATTGGCTAACAAACTGGGCATTCACATTAGATGTCCACGACCCCAAGAATCCACAAAAGCCCTTTCCTGACAAAGAATATCTAAGAATTATTGTAGATAAATGGTTAGAACATAAAATCCTATTATTTCCTAAATCTCGTCAAATGATGATGAGTTGGGTCTTTACAGGATTATACTTATGGGATACACAGTTCCATTATGGTAAGCTAACATTCTTTCAATCAAAGAAAGCAGATGATGCTAATGATTTGGTTAAAAGAGCAAAGCTTATTTGGGACAATGAACCATCGTTCCTTAAAAGATATTATAAACGTGGAGAATTCCACAAATTGAACTGTAACCCACAGAATCAAGGAAATCACGTATATTCATTACTAACCTTTCCTGACATCAAGTCAGAAATAAGGGGAGTTCCTGAAGGTGGAGATGTTGTTAGGATGCATACATTATCTGGAATGCTTTCAGATGAGTCTGCTTTTCAACCAGAAATGGCAAGTGCTTTTACAGCACTAAAGCCAACACTCAGTTCTGGTGGAAGACTGACATGCGTCAGCACAGCAAACGACAACACTTGGTTTGAGGAAGCAGTCTTCGATTTATTAAAAATGTAAAGATATGGAAAAGAATAGATTATATTTCTTTAAATATTATCAGACAAGTAATTTAAAGATGATATTACTATTTATAAGGATAATATTTAAACTAGCGACAGGGAGGAAAATAGTATATGTAACAAATCATGGAGAAAACAAGGAGGCACAATTAAACATTTATATAGGAAACAGTAATAAGCAAGAATAGTATGTACGACGACACAGACAAACCAGAAATATCAGAAGGAATTAAATTCTGGAAGAATCCAAAGAATGGTTTTCACGTATTGATGCTCCACTACACGGCTGACGAATCTAAAAATCCAAAGACTACTGAAGGAGCAAAATGGTATGAAGCAGAGAGAGAAGGTTCACCTAAAGCAGTTTGGAATAAAGAATACGAAATTGACTTCACAACTAAAGCTGGTCAATTAGTATATGGTCCAGAGTTTTGTGACTTTAAACCAAGCATACACCTAGTCGATTCATTCGAACTAGGAGATGTAGAATTATTTATAGGGATGGACTTTGGACAGAGGAACCCTAACTGTGCTCTAGTAGGAGCAATAACAAGAGATAAGAAAGTTTATATAATAGATGAGTATTATAACCCAGCGATACCAAGTGTAGCAAGTAAGGAAATGTTCGACAAATTTGGTTATTTAATTTCTGGGTATAGAGACAACTTATCAATAGGACAAAAGAAAATTCTAGCAGACAACACATTTCAAGTGAAAGTCATCGATCCATCGACAGCAAGCAAGAATAGAACAAAAATAATAGAAGGAGAAGAAGTACCATATTCAGTCATAGAGGATTTCGATGACAATGGATGGGAATTCGAACCAGCAACGAACGACTTTGTAGCTGGAGTAACAAGAGTAAGGGAATATATGAGGATAGACGGTTTACTAAACTCACACTTATATATATTTAAAGATAAGTGTCCTAAACTCTGTTGGGAATTACAACACTATCGTTATAAAGAGAATACAGAAGCGACAGATAGACAGAATAATGAACCAGAGAAACCAGTAAAGAAGGATGATCATTGCCTAGCTGGAGATTCAATTATAAATACAGTTAACGGAGATTTTAAAATAAAAGACCTTGTTGGCAAAAGTGGATATGTTTATTCATATAGCAATGAACTAAAAAGAGTCCAAGTCAATAGATATGACAACGTTAGGCAGACAAAAGTAGCTGAGACATTAAAAATAACCCTAGATGACGATTCAGAAATAGTTTGTACATATGACCATCCTATAATGATTAGGAGCGGAGAATATAGATTAGCTGGAGAATTAAAAGCAGGAGATAGCTTAATGCCAGTTTATCAAACGATTGACTCACACGGGCATACAAGAATAAACCTAAATAATGGAGATAGTATGTTCGCACACAGAGTTAATAAATATAGAAAGAAGAAATATTGTGAAGAGGGATGCAGAGCAATCGGTTTCTCAAGAAACAAAAAAGAGTGGAATCATAAAATCAAGAAGATAGAGAAAGGTGAGGTTATACCAGTATATAATATGCACGTAGATAGGGTTAATAACTTTTCTTGTAATGGAATTATAGTTCACAATTCTATGGACGCACTTAGATATTTGATAATGACCAGACCAAATAAACCAGAAGAAGCGCCTACAGCAAGAACAAAAGTTCAAAGAGATTTAGATCAATTAATACGACCTAAAATCCTATCAGGGTTTGATGTCGACTAAAAAAGTATGAATGAGAAAACAACAAGTAGCACAATGTGTAAGGAACAAATAGAAAGAACACCTAGTGTTGAGAGAGGATCATCGATAGTAGATGGACTAGAGTATAATAACAAAAATCTTGGTAGATTATGCGATGCAATAAATGTCTTAGAAAGTAGATTATCAGATATATTGCTAGATCCATGTCCGCAAGATTTATTAGGAGAGGGTAAAGACAGAGAGATGTCTCAGGTTGGAAGAACATTAAGTTCAGTCAACATAGAAATAGAAAACCAAGTAGAAAGATTAATAGCAATATCGCAAAGAATAGATTTATAAATTAAATAAAAGCGTATGACATTTGAAGAAAGAAAAGAAAAGTTACAAAAGGATTTAGAAGAAACTTGTAATGAGTTAGAACTAAACATTTACGCAGCTAACGCTGTATTACCAAATGGTGAAGTTATTCCTATAATGAAAGTTAAGGATATGAAACCAGAGGAAGAAGTTAAAGAATTAAAAGAAGAAAAAGATGGAGATAAAACTAAAAAGTAATTTACTTTTAATTAAAAAACATAAGAATTCTCAACTGTCTGTAGATATGGCAGTAGAGGATAACGATGGAGACAAGGGTTTAATAACAGGGGAAGTATTAGAAGGAGAAGGCAAAGGAGACACAGTCATCTTCGGTCGATATTCGCTCCTAACGTTCACCTTACAAGGTGAAGATTATAATGTATTAGATAAGGATGATGTTCTAGGAATATGCTCCTATCGAGAATAAAACTATGAAGAATAAAAAGGTATATCCACCAATGAAAACAATCTTTTCAAAAACTAAAGTAGGAATACAAGCATGGCATCTTATAGATGGTGAATGGGTAAACATAGGACAGTTATTTGAAAATGGAACAGTTAAGTATTATACTAATGGTGAATTAGAAGGAGAAAGAGAATTAATAAAATAAATATGAATGTTAAGAAAATGTATTTCTTTAATCCAGATATCGAATCATATCAAATAATATTTTTAATGATTAGAATGATTGGGTGTTTATTAATAGGACAAAGAATATTAGCAATTAGTACAAATGAATTAACAAATGGTAAGAAGGAAGATGAGAATCAAGTCAGATTCTATTTTCACAGAGAATAAAATATGTATAAAGAAATAAAATTTAACAACGACGCAAGAGTAAAGATTTTAGAAGGAGTTAATATCGTCGCAGATGCTGTCGCAACAACTTTAGGTCCAAGAGGAAATACTGTGATATTCGAGGAGAGTCTTTATCCGACAATAACAAAGGACGGCGTAACGGTTAGTCAGCAAATCTTATTAGAAGATAAATTCCAAAGTATGGGGGCTATGATGGCAAGAGAGGCAGCAGAAAACACAAATAGAGAAGCAGGAGATGGAACAACTTCAACAGTAGTTCTACTAAGAGGAATTGCAAACGAAGGACACAAATATATTACAGCTGGAATGAATCCTATACTTATTAAAAGGGGTATGGATGAAGCATTAATACAGGCTATCGATATTATAGATGGAAATAAAAAAGAAGTAACCTCTATAGATGAGAGAGTGCAGATTGCAACAATCTCTGCAAACAATGATCCAGAAATTGGTCAAATGATTGCAGATGTTATAGAGGAAACAGGAACTAATGGTATTGTTACTGTAACAAATTCTAACTCAATGGAAACAGAAGTTGAATATGTTAAAGGAACAAAATTGGATAGAGGATATTCATCACATATGTTCATAACAAATAGAAAAAGACTTTCAGCAGAAATGGCTAACCCAATAATTATTCTTACTACAGATAAGATTAATATGGAGAGTCAATTAATTAAAATTCTACAAAGCCTACTTGAAGCAGGTAAAAGAGAATTTATTCTAGTAGGTGGGACAGTAGAAGGACCAGCATTAGCATTTCTTACACAGAATCATTTACTTGGTAAGTTCACATGTATACCAGTGAGTATGCCTTCATTTGGAGATTACCAAAGAGACTTATTTTATGACTTGGCTGCATTAACAGGAGCAACTGTTCTTGGAGAAGAGGAGTCTACAAAGTTGAAAGATGGTAAACTATCTGATTGTGGAATAGCAGAGAATGTAATTGTAACAAGAGATTCTACTATATTTACTGGAGCTAATGGAGATATAAAAACAAGAGTAGATGAAGTGAAAGCATTAATATCCAAATATAAAGATTTATTCATAATAGAACAATTAAAAAAACGTTTAGGCAGATTAAATGGATCTATTGCTAATATTAAAGTAGGTGGTTCATCAGAGACAGAACAGACTGAAAAGAAGTATAGAATAGAAGACGCATTAAATTCTACCAAATCTGCTGTAGAAGATGGCATTATTGAAGGTGGAGGAACAGCATTGCTGAAAGCATCTTCATCAATGTTAATGGATAATGATATAAGCGAAGAACAAAAAGCTGGATGGAAAATTGTAGTAGCATCGATGGAGCTTCCATGTAAACAGATCATGGAGAATTCAGGTTTACCAGCAGATGCAATTATCGCAAAGATTAAAGAAGATGGAATAGGTTATAATGCACTAACTAATAAATATGAAGATTTATATGAGAGTGGAGTTATAGACCCAGTAAGATGTGTTAAAAAAGAATTATCTAACGCAGTTGCAACAGCAGGAACACTTTTGACATCCTCAGTCGCAATCGCACTAAAGCCAAATGATAGAAGCAGTATTAGCAATTAGTATATTAAGTTCTCTAGGATTAGTATTTTATACAATAAAGAAGAGTTCAGAAGATAGAAAAGAAACTATACAAGAAATGGCTAAAATATTTCTCTCAAAGAATATGGAGGAATATGTAGAAACAATTCAAGAAGACAACGAAGAAGAAGAAATAGTACAAGATGAAATTGAAGAAGTAGACGCTGTCGATGAGAGATTATTAATAGAGCACTTAAAGAAAACGCATGAAAATATCGAAAGTTAAAATTAAAAAAGTAGTACCAAACAAAGGGCTCGTTGGATTTGCATCTTGCATTATTGAGGACTCTTTATTCTTGGGGAATATAGCAATATTCACAAGACTAGGAGAGGAAACTAGGATGAGATTAGTATTTCCAATAAAAGAAACTGAACAAAATAAAATATCAGTGTTTCACCCGTTGACTGCAGAGTTGTACTACTTGCTAGAACAGGCGATTACTGAAAAATATAAAGAGAATGATTAATCTAGAATATTTAAGAAAACAAAAAATAGAAACTGGACGTAATCCAGAAGTTATTAAATTTATAGATAGTCTTTATACATCTACTTCAGCTATGTATCTGAAGCAGCATAAAGACTGGTATATAAGTGATAGGTTTGTTCGTGGCGACCATTGGATTGTTTATAACAAGACTCTAAATAGAGTACAAACAGTTCCTCTTGTAGAAGGAGAAGTCAGACGGACAATAAACAAAATTAGGTCACAACTTCGTGGTATTAAAAACTTCGTTAAAAGAAGTCAACCAAGATGGGAAGTCCATCCTAATGATAGCACTGACGAAGCATATGCAGAAGCATCTAAGAAGAATAAACTTCTACAGAATATATATAGGACAAGAAAAATTAAACAAAGCTTGACGGATTTGATTGTTAATGCTTTTAAATATTCTGCTGGGTTCTTAGAAGGCGGATATGTTAAAAGAGATGGTAAAGACGTTATAGATTTTTGGATAGACAGTTCATATGATATATTACCAGATCCATATGCATCAACAATCCCAAGTTGTAGATACATTTTTAAGACATTTGTAAAGCCAGTTGAATCAATTAAAGGAAATAAGGAATATACTATTAAAGATGAGAAGATTTCAGATAACAGGGAGGCTGCTGCAGATTATAAGAATATATTAGAACTTGAAAAATATAACAGAGAATCTAATAAAACTAACAAGGACTTAGAAACAGCAGTTGTTAAAGAACTATGGTTAAAATGGATTGAAAAAGATGAAGTGAAAGTTAGAGTTATCACTGTTGTAGGAAATAATGTTGCAAGAGTATATAACCCTAAATATAGAAGATACCCAATATTCAATTATAACCCAGAACGTAATGAGGAGTCGATCTTTAACACACCATGGATAAAAGATCTTATTTCTATTAATAAGTCATTAGACAAAACAGCTTCACAAGTAGAGGCATACATTCAGAGAATGCTTGCTGGCAAATACTTGATTAAGAAAGGTGTTGATGTTTCAATGATAACAGATAAAGGAGCAGAAAAGATTTACTATAAAGGACAGGTTCCACCTAAGCAGATGGACTTACAACCACTACCAACAACACCATTTGTGTTTATGCAGAATCTTGAAGGTTGGATTGAGGAACTAGGCGGAGTCAGAGAAGCATCACTTGGTAAAGCAACAGGTTCTCTACAATCTGGTAAAGGGATTGAGGCGCTACAATCAGCAGATGCTGGAACTGTAGCAGAACCGATAGAGAATCTTGAGTTATTATTACAAGACGTTGGTAATTTTGTACTAGAATTAATAGCTGATTATCAAATAGCATCAGATGAAATAATTGAAGATGGTCAGAAGATAAAATATGTTGGTAAAGTAGCTAATAATGAACCAGAAGGAGCAATGGTAATTGATGGCAACGATGAAATTAAAGTTACTATAGTTCCAGAGATTGCATATAGTGAAGATGCTAAAAAGGAATGGGCTATGAGATTAGCAGAAGCCAAACTGATAGATGGACAAACATTATTAGAACAGTTTAAATTCTCTAACATATCTGACATAGTAGATAGAATGGAAGTAAAGAAAGCAGAAGAGTTCAAACAAGATATGATGAAGCAGAGAGAAAGTCATAGATCAGACGGACAAGGTCCAGAAGATACAGCCGATCTCGCTGATAGTGAAAACATGCAAATGTCAACTGGACAACAGGTACCAGAAACTCCTAAAGTTTTATGGACACCTGAACATACAGATTTACACATTTCATTTATTAAAGAGAATGGTGATGTTTACAAACAGAACCAGGAACTATTCGATGCTCATATATCAGCAGAAGAAAATTATCAATAATTAATAATAACTAATATGTCAATAAATTTCAAAGATTTCATTGGCGATGTCAAAAAAGGTGCTGGCATTGTTAAAAGAAGTTATGCGGATGTTGGTAAAAACATCAAAGGGATTGTAAAGGATAAAAAAGCTAAAAAAGTTTCTAAAAAGAAAGCAAAAGCTAAATATGGAGAACTAATAGATACATCGTCTAAAAAGGAATTCATAAAAAACAATGGTGAAGTGAACTATAATAAAGCGATGGATTCAGGTTCAATTTTCAATCCTAACCAAAGAAAACTTAATAAAATTAGAAAAGCAAAGGAAGCAAAATATAGTAGATTAAAATAATTAATATACGCAGAGCGTTTTAGACTGCGTTACAAACTAACGTAAAATAATTTTACAAGAAGTATTATGGAAAATGAAACAAAGGTAGTACCAGAGGCTCCAGCAGCAGTAGAACCTACCACTACACCAGCTGAAGAAATCGTAACTTCGCAGGAAGTAAAAACTGAAGTACCAGTAGCAGAAGTTGCTCCAGTACAAGATAATGTCGTAGATATGGCTAAGATGCAAGAACAAATAAGTAATTTGAACACAGCATTAAAGCAAGAGCGTGACACTGGCAAAGTCGAGAGCAAGGAGCTCAAAGAAGAACTTGCTAGGTCGAAGGAAACTATTGACAAACTTAAAAATGTCTTTAGTCCAGAGGTAGCAGTAGAAGAGGTTAATGAAACCTTATCAATTGATAAAATCACTGCTTTATTAGATGAGAGAGATAACAAAAAGAAAGAGGACGAGAGTAGGGAAACGCAAGCTCAAAAAATTAAAGCAGAAGTTTCAGATCTAGAAAAAGAATGGAATGGAGCAGAAGGTAAGCCAAAATACGAAGATGAAAAAGTCTTAGATTGGCAAGAAAATAACCAAAAGTTATACCTATCTCCAAGAGAAGCTTTTAATGAAATGAACAGAGACACAATCATTGATTGGGAAATTAAAAATAGACTTAACAAAAAACCAGAGGTCCAAAGTGTTGAAACTCCAGGAGGTTCACCTACAAGTAGGGAACCAATAGAGATGAAACCTAAGACGACCGAGGAACTTCGTAGTGCTATCTCAGAAGCAATGGACGCAGCTTCTGATGAGAATATAAACTAATATCTACGAAGTTACGATATACGGATTTCGTAGTAACATAAACACATGGCACAGTCCGTAACAAACATGGCTGGAGCTGCGATAAATCTTGTCGCCTCGTAGAGTAATCTACGTGTAAAATCAATTAAATTGCGGGAACATCCTTAGAGCTTTAACTACACTGACTCGTGTAAAAACGTTAAAGATTGGACAATCTGCATCAAAATCTTATGACAATTAAAAGGTGTGTTCATTGTAATAGAGATTACAAGACACAAGACACTAAAAGAAAATTTTGTTCACAAAAATGTTTTAGAGAATGGAGAAAAGAAAATTGGCATCCATCTCAAGACCATAAAGATTCAATAAGTAAAAAATTAAAAGGTCAAAAATCAACTGGGAAGCCCTTCGAGAAGGGGCATACGATAAACAATGGTAGAGAACCATGGAATAAAAATAAAACTGGAGTTCAGAAAGCATGGAATAAAGGATTAGTAATGAAGAATTACTACGATGAAGAACAGTACCAAAAATTTATAAAAGGTTGTATAAAAGGTGGAATTGCTTGTTGCTTAAAAGTAGCAGACAATACAAATAGAACAAAAATAGAAATAATATTAGAAGATATAGTAGAAGAACTTGGAATAAAATATATGACACAGTATCCATTACTTGGGATAACTGTAGCAGATATATATTTGCCAGACCACCATATAGCAATATATGCAGATGGAGATTACTGGCATAACTATCCTCATGGAACGAATAAAGACCATGAAGTTAACAAGGAACTAAAGAATGCTAATATACAAGTAATGCGTTTCTGGGAATGTGACATATATAAAGACATTGACAGAGTAAAAAAAATCATAAGAGATGTTCAGAGACTATAATATTGCCCCTCGGCAGAGGGTGAAGGGATAGTCCGACTTATACCGAAAGGTATTGGATATACATGGAGAGTATATGACGGCGTTGTTCACGAGCAAGTATTCACAAAGAATGTTTTGTTCATGAATGTATTAAAAAACGTTGCTCATGATACTGGAGCAGTTTCAGTCGCAGGCGCTTCAGCTACAGGTGGTGGTGGTAAAATGATTACAGTACATTATGGTCGTAAATGTGTTGCGACCCTTAGAAAGTAATTTCTTTGACAATTTAACTAACTATATGCTGGAAACTCCTTAGAGCCTTTCGTACCAAAGTGTAAAAATCGAAAGGATTGGACAATCAGCAGAAAAGATTTCTATGAAAGAAAACAAATATCTTGCATATTTAACAGGAGTTTACCTTTCAGATGGATCATGTTTTAAACATGAGAGAGGATATGTTTTTAAACTATCTTCAATTGATATGGATTATATAAATTATACAAATAAATGTATAGATAATCTGATAAACAAAACTGGATCTATTTACGAAAGTAAACCAACTGGATGGGGCAAGAAAAATATATTCACAATTCGCATATACGAAAAGCAATTATTTGAATATTTAACAATACAAACAGAAAAGAAAACAAAAATACCAACTTGGATTTTAGAAGGGAAAGAAAGCATTAAAAAAGAATTTATTGCTGGAATGGTGGATGGTGATGGTTGGGTTGTTTTCAACGTATCTGGTACTGGGAGAGGTTTAAACTGGCAAATCGGATTAAGTGGTTCTGAAATAATGATGAACAATATTTCAAGAATGTGTAATAAAATGCAACTTAAATCGTGGGGTCCAACAAAAATCAAAACTAGTAAAAATACGTATAGACTATTTTTCGACACACTTGATTTTATAAAATTTAAAATAAAATTAAGGATAGACAGGAAAATGGCTAGAATAAATTTCATTAGAAAAATTCTCAACGACTACATGTTAGTCTCCAAGACAAATCCAAAAAGGATTAAAGAAGTTCTTGGATGAAGATATAGTCTCATCTTTATGTAGACATAAAGCTAAGATATTAAACGAACACTGGTAGTGCAGCTGGATCTGAATCATTAACTTTACCTACAGCTGGACAGCAAGCTTATATACAAGCTAACATCCCGATGAAATATAACTTTCATCAAATTTCTCTTACAGACGTTGTTTTACAAGGTTCAAAGAGATCAAAAGAGTTCTTAGTAAACGTTTTAGAATCAGAATATGATGGAGCTAAGAATGATATGCAGAGACAGTTATCACGTCAAGGGTATGGTATTAAACGACTTCTTACCAGGTTACTGATTCCATCGTGTGCCCTATAAAACACACAAATAAAATTATCACTAATAAGGGGAATCCTGAAATTGGCAACCCCTAGCAAGCACATTACAATTTATTTCGGTTTTATATAATAAAATATGAAACAAACAAAAGCAATTAAACTGGCTTATCTAGCTGGCTTTATAGATGGAGAAGGATGTATAATGATAGCAAAAAGAAATCCTAGATTAGAAGGAAGAATAAATGTTAGTTATTCAATTCTATTAACAATATCTCAAAAAGATGGAGCAATAATGGATTGGTTAACTGGTAACTTCGGAGGTAGTGTTCAATATAAGAACAAAGAAAGAGATATTTATGTCTGGAATATAACACATAAGAAAGCAGCAAAAGTACTTAAAGAAGTCCTTCCATTTATCAAATATAAAAGACCACAAATAGAAATTGCTATTAGATTACAAAATAGATTAACCAAAACGTTAAAAGGAAAAGATGGCAGAGCATTACCATTAACTGATAGCGAAATAATCAAACGAGAAGAAATGTATTTAGAATGCAAAAAACTAAAACATATTTATAAAGAATCAAAATACCGAAATAAATTAAATAATGGTGCAGCTGTAGAGACTAAGTGTGATAACCTAGAGATAGGAAGCGATAGTCCGACCTTGCAGAAATAACAACTGTAAGATGTTAGCAGAAATGACTAACACTCCTCAATAGAGGAAGTAACAACTTGGGAACTGGAGAAATTGCTAAAGTAAATGCAGACCCTTCAACTGGTACTACTGTAGAATTAGACAACCCTATGGTTGGAAAAAATCCTACAGATTATATCGAGATTGGAAACGTTTTAAGATTTGGAGCAACAGCTTCAACTATTGGAACAGTAGATTCAATCACAGATGGTGATACTTTCGAATTAGCAGCTGGAGTTGCAGCAATCGCTGACAATGACCCAGTGTACATTGCACAAACGGCTACACAGTCAAACAAAGACGCTGAAATAATGGGACTTAAAGGTCTTATTGATGATGGTGCTAATCTTACCACTTTAGAAGGTCTTTCTAGATCTACTTACATTTGGTGGCAGTCATATGTTAATGATAATACTTCACAACGTTCATTAACAGACGCTTTACTTCATACTACTTGGATTGAAGCACAGAAGAAAGGTGATACTAAATATATCCTTACTTCATGGGACGTACAATCAGCTTATGGACAACTTTTAACTCCAGATAGACGTTATACTAACGGAGACATGCAGTTAAATGGTGGGTTCAAAGGGGTAGACTTTAACGGGATACCAATGGTAGCTGACTATGACGCTCCATATGATGAAGCTTACTTCATCGACCCTTCAACTTTATCAATTGAAGATTTAGCTCCTATCTCATTTTTGAAAGAAGATGGTGCTATTCTAGACAGAAGTGCAACGACACCTGCTTGGAATGCCACGCTTCGTTACTATGCTAATTTATGCAACAAGGCACCGAACAAATCGGCTGCCCTTAGAGATATTGTCAAATAGATTTTATCTAGCATAAGATAAAGAATAGGTTCGATAGACGAAAGTGGGGGATTGGTTAGATCAGTCCCCCAGCCTATATTAGCTATAATTAATCTAACTAATTGTATGAACAAAACTTGTATTTTATGTGGAGAAATCTACGAAAGACAAAACAACTGTACTATCGGAATTTGGAACAAAAGAAAATTTTGTTCGCCAGAATGCTCACAGATAGCTAGGGTAGGAATGAAACATTCTGAAGAAACAAAACAAAAGATTAGGAAAACAAAAACAGGATCGATACCATGGAATAAGGGTACTGGATATAAAACTAAACTTCAAAAGAAGATTAGGTCTTGTACTAAATATATAGAATGGAGGACATCCATATACGAAAGAGATAACTGGGTATGCAAAACATGCAATACTAAAGGATTGAAACTCACAGCACATCACATGAAATCTTTTGCACTTATACTAAAGGAATATAAGATTAAAACATTATATGAAGCAGAAGATTGTGATAAGTTGTGGGATTTGGACAATGGAGTTACGCTCTGTCATGAGTGTCATAAACTAACGGATAGTTATGGCAAAAACATTAACTAGTATCTCACTTACTGGGTGAGGGTAAACTATTAAACATAAACAGCTTAAACAAATGATAAAAAATAGAAATATTGCTCCAGATGCAGCTATCTCCATTTCGAAAGTTATGGGTGCTGGAATGCTAGGAGCAGGAAGAATCTTGTATGTAGCACCAGCTTCATCAGCTTCTTACTCACGTTGGAATGGAACTGTTCCATCTTCAGATTTATACACTACCATTGCAGCAGCTTATGCTCAGGTAGTTACAAATAGGAATGATGTTATTGTTCTTTCTCCAGATGGTCACGCTCAAACAGAAATGTTATCTCTTTCAAAGAATAGGTTTCATATCATAGGAGCTGACGCTGGCGGACGATACCAAGGAGCTAGATGTAGAATCACAATGGGCACAACTGGTGTCGCTACAGACTTAGCAGTAATGCAAAACACTGGAGTAGGTGTTAGCTTTACTAATATTAAATTTGATAGTTCGAGTGAAACAACAGAAAGTTTGTACTCAGTTATCGAAGCAGGTGAATACGCAAAGTATGAAGGTTGTGAGTTCTATAAGTCAACTGACTTAGACGGGGACCAAGCAGCAGAATTAGTACTTAACGGAGACACTGCACTATTTAGAAATTGTGCATTTGGTTCAACATCAAACATTGTTGCAGATGCAAAAATTAGACCTAATGTACTTCTTACTGGAGGTATTGTTAGTGGAAAGAAATGTAGAGATTCAATCTTTGACGATTGTATTTTCTTATCTAAAGCAGGTGGTAATGAGCATAATGCTGTATACGGTGCCAACGCAACAGATGTAGAAAGAATGTTACAATTTAAAGGATGTACTTTCTTCAATAACCCACTTTCAGCCGCAACTCCTGATGCAGCTATTGCTTTCGGAGCAGCACAAACAGAAGGAGCAGTTTTCTGCGACACAAACTGTGCAGTAGTAAACATAGTCGTTATGGGAACAACTGGACAGAACATTTTTGTTGTGTCACAGGATGGTTCAACTTATTCAACTGCTGGATTATCAGTAGCTTCTTAAAAACTTATATTTTTAAGTTCTTTATTCGCTCCTTAATTATAGGGAGCGAGACTAAGGGCTTAAGAAATAATTAATAATAAACATTATGAAAATTAGAAACAATGGTTCTGACTTTAAAATCACATATGATTCTAAAGAATATGAAATTAAAAAAGGAGAAATGGAAGTTACTGACGAAGGGTTAGCAACATTCATCATCAAGAAAGCAAGAGCTTGGGGATTCAATGTTGAAAAGACAGGTCTTTCAAGCAAAGAATTAGTACAACCTATAGAGGCAATTAAAGAAGTTAAAGCAGAGAAAGAAGACGTCAAAGAAGACGTTAAAGAGGAAGTTAAAGCAGAGAAAGAAGATAAAAAGAAAACTAAAAAATAAAAACTATGAAAGATGTATTAAGAAACTATGATAAGTTACTTACATATAAAAAGAACCTAGACGGTTCGGTAGATATAATAAGAAAGAGTCCATTTGATACCCAGAAAGAGCACAACCTTTTCAAGATATCTAATCAATATATTGGGAGTGCTAACTGGGTATTGAGAAAGTTGATTAGCATGGACACGACTAAATATGATTTAGTTGGGAATGCTATGAGACATAATTGGGCTATAAGAGAAAGAAGAGACTCACGTAACATGCATGAAGACTTAGCAGAATTCATGGTAAGTGGTGGCTCTACTTTCATAAATTAAAAATATGATTGCAATAACAAAAACACTCGATGGAGTTACCCTAGAGTCTGATGCAGCAGCTACGCAAGCAGCAGCATCTAGAGTACAAGTTGATACACAGGATAAAAGTCAATTAAACTTTACATGTTACTATACAACTGGTTCAGCTGAAACAAGTAATTCATGTAGTGTTATGGTTGAAGGATATGATGGAACAGACTGGGTTCAAGTAGGAGAACATTCAATAACTACTGGAGATGCAACTTATGTTCCAACAATCTTCGTGATTGCAGGAGCAGCAGCAGCTACAGAATATCCAGCACATTTTTCTGTAGATATAGCCTTTACAAAAGTAAGGTTTAGTGCATTAGAGGCTGGAGTATCAGCAAATAAAGGAACAGTTACAATAATAGCATTAGCACAATAATATGAATATATATAAAAAGCTAATTAAGATTGGCAATGAAAAACAAAAATCCCTATCATTTGATAAGGCAACATTAGTAAAAATATTCAAAGGTGCTATGATTTCGGCAACTGGAGCATTCGCTCTATATGTACTTAATTTTGTCGGTAGCATGGAATTTACAAATATACACTTAGCTTCGTTGGTTGCTTTTGGTATACCATTCTTAGTAAACTTAGTTAAAGAGTTTATGAAGGGAACCAAGTAATATGACAGACTTTTTAACAAAAGAAGAAGCAAAAGCAGCGCAAGATGCTTGTTATAAAACAAACATAAGACCAATTATGAATGAGCTAAAGGAACTAAAAACTGATCTCAAAGGTTTTGGGAAGGAGTTTAATGACTTCAAAGCAGAGCTTAAAGAAATAGTAGCAGTGATACCATATCAAATACATGCAAGTATAATTGAAGAGGCTGATAGAAAATATGCATCTAAGTTGACGCAAAGAATGATGTACGGATTAGCAACAATAATTTTGATAGCATTTATAGGAGGACTTGTTACACTAGTGATAAAATAATAAACTAAATAAACGAAAAAGTATGAAGATAAGAAAAGCGATATTATTGCCTGATATACATTATCCAGAGCATTCTAAATCAAGTATGAATTTAGTTAAGAAGTTTATAAAAGACTTCAAACCAGACGAGATAATATATCAAGGAGATAATCTAGATATGGATGTTATATCTCACTGGAATAAAGATAAGAAAAGAAAAGTAGAACTAAAGAGATTAAAGAATGATTACGATGGTTTTGACAGAGACATTCTAAAACCGATAGAGAGCTTAGTAGGGAAGAAAACAAAGTTTGTATGGTTAAATGGAAATCATGAGGACTGGGCTAACCAATACTTAGACAAGAATCCAGAATTAGAAGGGATTGTAGAACCAGAAATATGTCTCAACTTAGAGAAAAGAGGATACGAGTTTATCCCATTCAACAAAATATATAAGCTTGGTAAACTTAATATCATACATGGATATTATACAAGTAAGTATCATGCAGCTAAGACTTTAGATGTATTTGGAGAAAGTGTGGCGTATGGACACTGTTTTGATGATAAAACAGAGCTACTGACAAAAGATGGCTGGAAGTACATCAAAGACGTTTCATTGGACGAAGAGATAATAACATCGAATTTAAACAAAGATGTTTTAGAATATAACAAAATAGAAAAGATATATAAATACAATAACTATAAAAAATTAGTCAAGATAAAAAGTCGTTCATTCGACTTATTAGTCACACCAGACCATGGAGTTGTTAATTTCAATAGTAATAATGAACCTGTTCTTTTAAAGGCATCAGAGGTTACAGACAAAAATTACGCTAAATTTAAAATTTGTGGGGAATTAAAAAGAGATGGAGTGGATTTAACAGATGATGAATTATCATTGATTGTATGGATAACAGCAGATGGATCGTTCGATGGAAGAACAGGAATAAGATTTCACTTAAAAAAGGATAGGAAAATAAAGTATTTAAGTCATTTATTGACTAAAATGGGAATAGGGTTTAGCAGCAAAAAGACAAAAATAGGAACTACAAGAATCTACTTTAATTTAGAAAGGTATAAAGACAATAAGAAAATAATACCATTATTTGATTTCAGTTCATGCAAAAAGAAAGTTCTGCCGTCAATAATCAGGGGTTGTAATTTGGAACAAGCGAAATTATTATTATATGAATATTCAATAACAGACGGATGCAGAGTAGCTTTTGGGTCATACCAACTTTCTACATCGAAAGAAGTAGAAGCAGATATATTACAAGAAGTTTTTGTCACGAATGGAATGAGATGTAATAAATTAGAGAGGATACGTGATGGAGTGCAAAATAATAGTTTTATTTTGTCGGTTAACACAAACACAAACCCAGTTGAATTTAAGACAAATAATATAGAAACTGTTGGATATTCTGGTGATGTCATGTGTGTCACCGTTAAAAACCACACATTGTTAGTCAGACGAAACGGGAGAACATGTATAACACAGAACACACACAGTCCACAAATGCAAGCCAAAGTCAAACCTATAGACACACAAGAATTTCATGCAGCATATGGGTTACCATGCTTAGCAGACCTAGCACCAGACTATATGCATAACAGACCCAGTGCATGGATAAATGGATTTGGAGTTGTATATATAATGCCAGACGGAACATTTAACTTATATACAATAATAATAGTTAATAATAGATTTGTTTTTAATAACAAGCTATATAAATAAAATGAGAAATACAGGTTTAATATTAGAGAAAGGAATTAAGGATTATATATTCCTTGGATCCAATAGCAAGATCGACAATAAAATTATATTAGAAGATGGAGATTGGACTAATTATAAACCAATGAATGAGAAACAGTTTAACAATCTATTTGATACATGGAATTGTGTTGCATTTAGTGCATGTAATACGATAGAAACATTCTTTAAATATCTGATAGACAACAACAAGATTAGTAATAATAACTTGGTATGGCTTAAAGATAATGGATACTTAATTAATGGAGAGGTTAATTTCAGCGATAGATTCGTTGGAGTACAATCAGGAACAAAAGTTGGTGTAGGTAATACTGGAAGTAATGTTGCAAACGCAATCCATGAATATGGACTTGTTCCAGAGACACTATTCCCATTCCATGATGGATTATCAGAGGACGATTATTATAAAGAGTCTCCTAAAGAGATGTTAGTTTTAGGACTTGAATTCAACAAGAGATTCACTATATTATTTGAATCGTTTTGGATAAAAGATATTGTAGATGCACTAAAGTATTCAGTTGTACAAGTATATGTATATGGATGGAAAAAGAATGAGGAAGGACTGTACGACAATAAAGATAAAAAAAGCAACCACGCAGTAGCGAGAATAAGGAGTATCACCAAACAAATATTCGATCACTATGAACCATATATTAAATCATTAACCACTGATTATTATTATTATCCTTCTGGATATAAATACTCAGTAATAGAAAATATCAACCTTATGAATGTTGAAGATTTTACAAAAGAAAACGACCTATTGTTTGTAAGAAACAAAGAAACAGGACAATTTGGTCGGATTATGCAAGGAGAACTTAAAGTAGTAACAACTCAAGATAGAGGTACTTTAATGCTTTTAGATGAAGCTGTTCGTAAGAATGGTAGGTCTTTAACAGAAGAAGAATGGGATTTTCTTCCTAAAAATGAATTTTAATAAATAATAAAAAAACTATGTTTAAAAATAAATTAGGATTAACAGGACGTGTTAAACTAGAAGCACATTATGCTGATGGAAGCTTGAAATGGGCGACTGGTTGGATGAAGAATACAATTACTAATACTGGTTTAGCAGCAGTTGCTGGACTTATAGGAGATGCAGATACTCAGACAGCTTTTACTTATTTAGAGGTAGGAACAGGTTCTGCAGCAGCAGCAGCTACACAGACAGCTTTAGAGGCAGCTATCACAGACAGTGGTTTAGCAAGAGCAGCAGCAACAGTAACAAGAGAAACAACAACAGCAACTAATGACACACTACAACTATATAAACAATGGTCTGTTAGTGGTACAAAAGTAATAGAAGAAATAGGAATCTTCAATGCAGCTTCAGCAGGGATTATGCTTGGAAGAAAGGTCACTGGGACTAAATCAGTTGATAGTGGAGAGACTCTCGCAGCAACATATCAGGTAATATTATCATAACAAACTAACTAATAAAAATATATGGCAACACAATTACCCATATCCTCAAGCCAGTTAAATAGCCCCGATCACTCAAAACTTCATAGAGTGATTGCTTCTGATTCAGCAGCAACGGATGAACAGTTTGTTATAGATGGAGATGATGCAATACAAGTCAAGCAGATAGATACTCCAGGAACAGTCCCTGCTTCTGGAAGTAATCAATTATATTTCAAATCAGACGATAAGATATATAAGAGAAATAATAGTGGGACTGAAGAAGAGGTAGGAGCAGGCGATGTAACTAAAGTAGGAACACCACTAGACAATCAAATAGGAATATGGACTGGAGACGGAACGATTGAGGGAATACCTGGACTTTCTTACACACCAGGAGCAAATCCCCTGCTAGAGGTATCAGGTTATTTAAGATTCAGTGACCATGCTAATCTAGGGATAATTTTTAAGAATACTGAGAGTTCTCAACAAAGTAATTTAACTTGGCAAGATTCGATAGGCTCTTCTGTTGCTAGAATAACAACGGATTACACAAACGAGTATATTGATTTGAGAGGCTACTCGCCTTCATTAAATATAGTATTGAGAGCTGACTTCGGAGAAAACAGAGTTGCTATAGGAGGTGGTAATACTTATCCAGGAGCATTACTTGATTTAGGAGAAGAGGGAGTTAGGCAAGGTGAAATCAGATTTGCAGGTTCTACTTCTGGCTATACGGATATTACACCTAGTGTAACAGCAGGTAATAATACTTTAACTTTACCGACAACGACAGGAACAGTAGCCTTAACTTCTGATATTACAGGAACTAACTCGGGTACTAACACAGGAGATAATGCAACTAATACTCAATACTCTAGTTTAGTAACAAATGCTACTCATACTGGAGACGCTACTGGAGATACAGCTTTAACAGTAGTTAAAATAAATGGAACTCTAATGTCAGGTTTAGCTACAGGTATTTTAAAAAATACAACCACAACAGGAGTACCGAGCATTGCAGTTGCAGGAGATTTTCCAACACTTAATCAAAATACAACAGGAAATGCAGGCACAGTATCAACTATCACAGGACTTGCACCAGATACAGCCACTACACAAGCTACACAGCCGAATATAACCTCTCTAGGAACTTTAACCACTCTAACAGTAGATAATATAAACTTAAATGGCTCAACAATATCAGCCACAGGAGATGCAGGACTAGCTCTTTACGATAATGCTAGTAACGGAATATTTATTGAAGATGGTGGCAACGTCGGCATCGGGACGACAGCCCCAGCCTACGAATTAGATGTAGACGGATTCACAAACACAAAATCAATTCACGAAGTTTCCGATGAAGGCTTAGTCCTAGGAATGAATTTCAACACAGAAAATAACGTAGGAACAGCAGGAAGTGAAACAGTATTAGATAGTTCAACATACAACAATCACGGAACAAACAACGGAGCAACACACGACCCAGACGGAGGTTTTAATGGCGGTGGAGCTTTTAGTTTTGATGGTACGAATGATTATATAGATTTAGGAACAAATTTAATAGACTGGTCAAATAATTGGACTATTTCTTTATGGATAAATCCAACAGGGACAGGAGATGCTGGGCAAGACGTATTTGAAAGTTTAGATGGTAATAATGGTGTTAGAATACAATATGATGATATTACGAATGGAAGGATTGAGTGTTTTGTTGGAAATGGAGCAACAACAATAAGACCATCTTCTACAGATATAACCCCAAATGAATGGACTGAAGTTGTTTTAAATTATGACGGAACTAACTCTAAGCTTTATATGAACGGAGAGTTAAAAGATACTGATGCAGTTGTAGCAACAAATCAAACAGGTGTAACACAGCTTGGGAGATTTTTTACAGGAACAGCGGAACATTATAGTGGCTTAATAGACAACGTAAAAATCTACAACAGAGCATTATCAGCAGACGAAATAAAAGCTCAATATCTTCAAAGAGCAGAAGTAGGAGATAGTTTTGTTAGTCAAAGTGATGTATTTGTTGATAGTAGTGGGAATGTAGGGATAGGGACAGTTGCTCCAACCTCAAAACTCCACACAATCCAAACAGAAACAACAGGAAACGCTTTATTAGTTTCGAGAGATTTAGCAGCTGCTTCTACTAATAGTCCTTTGGTTAGTTTGGTTCAGGACAATGCAGGAGACGACCAGAATGCTTTGAGTATTCAAAATGACGGAACAGGTTATGGAATATATGTAGACCAAAATGGTAATAATAGAAGTATTTATGTAGACAGTGGAGCAACTACAGCTCCAGTTTTCACTTTAAATGCAGCCAATACAGACGGTAATGTAGTCGCTTGGACTTTTGCAGGAAATCATGCAGATAGTGGAAATATAAACTTTTTATTTGATAATACAAATATAAATTCAGTAGTTAGGAATATTTTAATTAGACAGCAAGGAGTAGGAATAAATACTACATTTCAAAATACGCTCGCTCTCGCAGGAGAAGTAGTGCAAGTAATTCAAGACAATGCTAGTTCAACTGCTGATGCTCAAAGTATTCAAAATAATGGAACAGGAACTTGCTTATTATTATCTCAAACTCAAGACGTAGAAGTGATAGACTTTGACGCTTGTACTGATGGGGGAACTTCAAAAACAACTATCGCAGGAAGCCTAAAAATACAAATGCCTAATGGCTCAACTGGATATATTAATTTTTACACATAATAAACTAAACTTAAAAAGTATGAAATACGAACTATCAAACGAAGAAAAAAATGCTTTATTCACATTATTAAACAGAGCAAATCTAACAGGGCAAGAAGTTCCTGCATTTAATAAGCTGGTTAATATCTTCTCTAATCCTATTATTGAAAAACCTGCAGTTAAAAATGAAGAAGAAAAAATAGATAAAAAATAATTAAAATAAAATGGCAGATTATTTACTACAAGAAGACGGAGATAAAATACTACAAGAAGACGGATTTGGTATTTTATTACAACAACAAGCTTATATCCTTATAGCGACTGTAGCTAGCTTTTTGCTGACAGACATAATCTTAAACTAAAATGGCAAAAACATACAACGACATTTCAACAACATATAATGATGTAGATACAAACTATAATGGTTTTTTAGTTACATTTATTAATATCTCAGACTCCCTAGGATTAACAGACTTAATAGCAACTGTAAGAGCCAGAGTAATTTCTATATCAGATTCGTTAGGGTTGACAGATGCTCTAGCAATAATGATTGCGAGATTCATTAATGTATCTGATTCATTAGGATTAACAGACTCTATTTCTGTATTAAGAGGGAGAACAATAAGTATTTCAGACAGTATAAACCTTACAGAAACATTAACAGTAATAAGGGCAAGACTTATAAGTATTTCAGACAGGATAGGATTAACAGAGTTTTTATCAGTAGTTCTTGGAAGATTCTTAAATGTTTCAGACTCACTAGGGTTATCAGACACCATTTCAGTAATCAGAGCAAGATGTACAAATATTTCAGAGACACTAAACTTAACGGATAACCTAAGCATTAGTTCGTGGATAAACAAACTCAAACCAAAAATAATTAACTTTAAAAATAACATAACACCAAAGATGTTAAAGAAAGACTCTACAAAACCTAAACTATTCGATAGGGATTCTGCAACACCAAGGTTACTAAAATAAAATGGCAGATACACAAAATACAAGCAACCCTATAAGGGTAGCGAATCCATCACTAGATGGACAACCAAGAACATATCTTACACAAGATGTTGATGCTACTGGAGTAGCACTCTCAGTTGCTTCTGTCTCTGGATTTCCAGGAACAAGTGACTCTGACTTCTATGTTTTAATTGGTGACTATGGAGACGAAAAAGCAGAAATCAAATTAATAGATTCATCAGCAACAACTGGTAAAGTCTTAACTGTCGCAGCTTTGACAAGCTCTCATGGAGCTTCTGACCCAGTTACACTAATAGAGTTCAACCAAATTAAGTTCTTTGGACTAGATTCTGCAGATGCAACGACTTATAACGAACTTGAAGCGAAGGACATAGACCCAACAGCTCAGTACACAGAATATACATATACAACAACACCAGCAGTTTATACATTCTTTTCAACGGCTTATTATCATTCAGTTAGCCTTAATCTTTCAGCATATTCTGAAATAATTGGTAGCTCTAGTTTTACTAGAAGGTCTACAGAAAGAGTTATAAAATCTGCTGCAATAAAAGCCCTAACACAAGTAGATGAAAACCCAACATCTAAATTGACTTGGGACATAGCTGTAACAGTATTACAAGACGGATTAGACGAAATCTCTGCAAGAAAAAAGAGATGGGAGTTTTGGGATACTATTTCAACTGGAACATCTACAGTATCTGGAACAGCAACAATAGCAAAACCTACAGACTTAACACAGTTAGTTAGAATCAAAATAAATGGTTATCAATTAGATTGGATTACTAAGAATGATTATAATAGCTATACAGAGGGAACTACAGCGACTGGAGAACCAAGATACTTCGTAGAAAGGAATGAAACATATTATTTATATCCTACACCGAATGCTGCTTATGATATAGAATATGAATACTATAAAACACCAGATGTACTAAGCAATATGTCAACAGAAATAGACATACCATTAGTACCAGTATTAATATATTACTGTGGTGCTCAATTCGCATATATTAGAGGAAACGATAAAAGAGGAGATAAACTGTATCAAATGTATGTAAGATTACTTGAAGAACAAGTTGAAGAATATGGCGGACCTGCGCAGGATTCTACGGCAGAATACATAGAACAAACTAGCGTTTATAATAATGATATGTTTATATAAAAAATATGGCAACAACAAGACAAACAATTCGATATACAGACTTTGACGGATTACTCAACTCGAATACATCAGACTTCTTGATGAATAAGAATGAACTTATTGCATTGAAGAATGTCTGGACATACAAACTTGGTAAACTTGAAAAGGTTCCAGGATATGACTTAGCATCATCATCACAAGTTATCGACAACGAAAGTCCTAATTTCTTACATTGGTATTTTGATGTAGCTACAAGTAGAGACTATTTACTTGCAACAAGCAATGAAGGCTCAGACTTAACATTGAAATATATAACACCAGATTCAGCAACACCAGTCACATCGTGGACTACAATAGGAAGTATATCTACATCTTGGGATACTTATGAAGATAGCAAACCAGATATGGAAAACTATTTAGGCAAGGCATTTATAGTAGGACATAGACAAGGAACTACATTTTTACCTAATGCTACTGTCGAAGGAGCTGTATTCAGTACAGCAGATACAGATATAACAGATATGCCACAAGGTAAATATATTGTTAGATATAGAGACTTATTATATGTATTATATGCCAAGGTTAGTAGTACAGTATATCCAACAAGAGCTTACTATTCAGACGAACCAACAGCAGGAGCGATAGGTTGGACAGGGATACTAACAAACTTTATTAACTTTGGTTATGATGACGGAGAAGTAATTACTGGAGCAACAGAAGCTTTAGATAGATTGATAGTTTTCAAAGAAAGATCAATGTGGAAATATGATGAATCAGAAAGAAAGAAAATAGCAGATGTAGGTTGTGATAGTTATAGATCTATAGTCAAAGTAAACAACATCCCATATTGGTTTAATAGATATGGATTTTGGAGATGGAAAGGTTACGAACCAGAATTAATATCTGCTAAGGCTCAGAGTTATATCGATGCAATAGACCAGACTAAGCTAGGAGAAGTTGTTGCTACACAGTATGATGGTTTTGAATATAGAGCATTTATAGGAGATGTCACTGTTGAGGGAATATTATATAATAACGCTTGGTTCTGCTGGGATACAAGAAAAGAAACTTGTTATATTAGATGTACTTTTAATGAAGTAAAAGCAGCAACAAACTTTATAATAGCATCTAAACGTAGGGCATACTTCTCAGATGATGACGGGTATGTGTACAAGTTCGGTCATAAAATAGATGGTATCTATGCAGATAATGGTAATGAAATAGATTCATTCTTTATAACACAAGCTTATGACCATGGAGTACCAGAAGACGTTAAGTACACAAACCAAATAACAACATTTACAAAATACGCAGAAGGACTTAAATGTTCAATAGATATAAATAAAAATAACTCATTCGATGATGAGAATATACCACAGTTAGACCAACATATAGGGAAAGCAGATATAGCATCGAGTGGTAATAGATATAGATTTAAGTTTAGGGAGAAGAGTGATAATAAATCATGGGAATTCGAAGGATTCTCAATCTCAACAGAGATAAAAGAATCAGATTAAATATGGGATATTCAGAACTTGGATACAATACATTATTGACAAAAGCAGAAATAACAGATGCTATAACTAATGCTAATGTTGACTCTGTGATTACTTCTGGCGCTATTGGATTTCAGCAAACAACAATGAATAAACTTTTGACAAATCAAGATATGCAGTCTGAAGATTTTGTCACTGGTGTTTCTGGTTGGCAAATACAAGGTAATGGAAATGTTGAGTTCGGAGATGGCAACTTTAGAGGAGATATAACAGGAGCAAGTGGAACATTTACAGGAACATTATCAGCAGCGACTGGCTTTATTGGCGGGTGGACAATTAATGCGACATCTATAACTGATACGGCAGGTACAGTTGGATTATCTTCAGAAGTAACAGGAGGAGATGATATTAGATTCTGGGCAGGAAATGTTACACCTGCATCTGCTCCTTTTAGAGTGACTGAGGCTGGTTCACTAGTTGCAACTTCAGCTATAATCGCTGGATGGACAATAGATTCGACTACAATTTCTTCTGCTTCGAATGAAGTAGTTTTAGATAGTGCTAATAAAAAAATAACGGTAGGTACTTCTGCTGAACTTGTGATAGATGGAGATAACAAAAATATAAGTAGTTCAAACTATATCAGTGGTTATGCAGGTTCAGGTTTTTATTTAGATAGTGATTTATTAGAAGTAGGTAATATAGCTTCTAGAGGGATTATTAGAACAGCTGTATTCCAAAAAGATGTTATAAGTGCGGTAGGTGGTAATGTAGCGATATTAGATGCTGATGTTTTGGATACTGATATGACTGCATTAGACGCTAGTACTTTATCAATAGAAGAAAATACTACTTTTTTAGAAGGAGATATTCTAAGAATTAAAGATGGCATAGATGATGAATGGTTAGAGGTTTTAACATCTGGAGAAGCTATTTGTGATAGTTATAGTGAAGCTTATTGGAACGCATGGACTGCTTTATTCACTGGCGGAGGTTTCCAAATGAGTGGACAATCTTTTACAGGAGACGGTAACGTTTTAAGTAGTTGTAAGTTTTATTTACAAAAAGTGACAGGAAGTCCTACTGGAAATGCCACAGCTACAATTTATGCTCATACTGGAACTTTTGGAACCGATGGAATACCAACTGGTGCTGCCTTAGCAACATCTGGAACCTTTGATGTTTCAACGCTTACATCAACAGCAGAATTAGTAACTTTTACTTTTACAGGAGCGGAAAAAATAACTTTAGTAGACGGAACTAATTATTTCGTGATACTTGAATATCCAGGAGGTGATACTAGCAATAGAGTTAATCAGGGAGCTTCTCTCCCTAATGTATTAGCACCTGGTAATGCAGCTTATTTTAAAACTGCTGACGTATGGACTTCTAGTGAGTGGGATAGAATTTTCTATGTTTACACAGACCAATCTTCAAATCCTTATACAGTTACTAGAGATAAGGCTGGAGATTATACTGCAGATAATAATCCTGCATGGACTAAAGGTGCAGCAGTAGTAAACTATGGACAGTCAGGAGATGGTGGTGTATATATGACAGCTTCGGAAAGTAATGCTCCATATCTTTCAATATTTGACCACGCAGGAGAGCCTTGGGATACTATAAACACTCGTTTAAGACTAGGAAATCTAAACGGTTACTTAGGGTATTCTACGGATAAATATGGGATAGCGATTGGAGAAACTGATAAGTATTTAAAATATGATACAACTAATGGGTTAAGAGTTAAGGGAGACGTTACGTTGACTGGCGGAGAAGTTAGTGCAGATTATTTGACAGCTGGGACAATTACTTCTAAAGCGATTGCTTTGGCGGCGGATGCTACAGATTGCTATATAGGTTCTGGAAAAACTGATTTTACAAATACTGATACTGGCTTTATATTAGGTAGAGATTATGGTGATAGTAATACTGCTAAATTTTATATAGGAAATTCTTCTGATTATTTAAATTGGACAGGTAGTACTATGTCTATGCTATGTTCAGGAGAGAACGCTATCACTATTGATTATGGTTCTGATATTCTATTAAAAGAAGGCGGAGATTTAAAATTTACTTCTGTGGTAGCTCCAACAGCTTGCACCGCAACTCTTGTAGCTACTGCTGTCGGGAATATAGACGCAGGAACACATAGTTATAAAATAGTGTATGTAAATGAAACAGGCGAAACATCATTAGGGGCAGTAAGTAATGTAGTAACCACAGACGCAACTCATAAACAAGTTGACTTAACCGATATTCCAGTAAGCATATCAGGCTCAGTAATTTCAAGGGAAATTTATAGGACAAAAGCAGCATCGCCTGGTGATGTTTATTATTTGCTTGATGAAATAGCTAATAATACAGCTACTACTTATACAGACAATGTCGCAGATGCTGACTTGACAGGAGAAAGTGCAAATAACAAAGAAAATAATACTTATGGAAAAATTATTATTAATAATATTGTAGTCGCATCTTTAGCAACTACAAACATCCTTATAGGACAACATAGCGGAACTAACCTTACAACTGGGTTTGGTAATACCTTTTTAGGAAAACAAACTGGTCGTTTTACTGATTCTGGGTCTCGTAATACATTTATAGGTGCGTTCTCTGGTGAATACAACACTACAGGAGAGAGGAATACTTTTATAGGATATGGTGTCGGAGCTAATACTACTGGAGACGAGAATACTTTTATTGGGCAGGTAGCTGGTTGGTATAACTCTTCTGGATATGGCAATACTTTTATAGGAAACTATGCTGGATTTTATGAAACAGGTTCTAACAAACTTTTCATAGACAATGCAGCAAGAGCCAGCGAAGCCGATGGAAGAATAAAATCTCTTATTTATGGAGGGTTCCACGCCACTGCCTTGTCTCAACAAATCACTTTTAATGTAGGAACTTTGAATATTTTAGATGGTGGGAATATCGCTACTGGAACGACAACAGGTTTAAAAATAGGGACAGCAACATCCCAAAAGTTAGGATTTTATAATGCTACACCAGTAGACCAACCAGCAACAGTTGCTGACGCTACTGATGCTGCTAGCGTAATTTTAAGATGTAATGATATAATAGATAGACTGCAAGAACTTGGATTAATAGCTTAAAAATATGATTTTAGAAATAATAATGACATTAGGAATATCAGTAATATTCACAGAGACACCAGCTGTTGACTGTGGTAACGAACTTGTTAACGGTTGTTATAACACTAGAACAAATACTATCTACCTAAAGTATGAGAAGGATAATATTAATAGAATATTCTACCACGAGTTAGGACACGCGATATTTTATGAAGATGATTACTCGAGGACAATAATAAAAGATTATCCTCCGCTAGCAAATTACTGCACAGAAAAAAAACTAGAGAATTACCCAAGTTTAACGAAAGATGGAAACTGTGAACCGCACTATGATACAGAAGAAAATAGATTAAACGAAAGAGTAGCTAATTACTTTGTAGAATATATATATAACCCTAACAATTTTAGCGTTTATAACCCTGTTCTATATATATATTTTAGAGATAAACTAAATAACATAAAATAATATGGCAATAAATTTAGGACAACAGTTTACACAAGGGCATAATCAAGCAGCCTCTGACTTTCTAATAAAAACAGTAGGAACAGATGATTTAACCTCTTTATCTACAAGCGAACTTGCTCGTGCTATTGATGCCGCAAATCAAGCCAATATAACGGGACTTTCTAATTGGGCTTATTCAGGCACTCAAATAAGTGGTGGCATTGAGTCTGCTTTGAGTGACTATGAAAACCAAATAAAAAGTAAAGGAGTTATAGCAGACGCAGGAAGGGATACTTTTAGAATGACTTTTACTCCAGTTTTATTACAAGAGGCAAACAGGAGAATAAATGAAGGAAAAACAGAAGCTAGAGCTGGAATGACCGCTATGACTAAGGATGGGAAAATTATTTATTATGATTTGACTAGACCTAATTTAAAGACTGAATTTGATAGAATGATTAGTGGAGAAGGATGGACTAATCAAGGAATAACAACTCCTAAGAGAGAGTACAAAAACCCAGCGTTAGCACCTGAAGGATCTGAACAAGCTAGAGTAGATGCACAAGGAGGATCTACTGGAACTGGTTGGTATGACCAAGTTACAGGAAAAGATACACCAGTTGGAGTAGGAACTCCTAGACCAACTTCAACGACAACAGATTCTCAAACTACTTCTACAGCAAATCAACCAGCAGATAAAGATATAAAAACAGCAAGGAAAGATGTTGTTGCAACATTCCATAAATACTTAGGAAGGAATCCAACATCAACAGAGGATTGGAACAATGTTTATAATCTTATGACAAAAGCTCCTACAGAAGTAGAATCTAGATTATCAGCAATATCAGATAAAATAAAAACAGATGCAACCACAGCTAGAACAGATTCTACTGGCGGGACAACTGATGCAACATCTAATATAGATCCTCTAAAGGTTGCACAAAACTTAGGATATACAGCAGCAGACTTTGCTAACGACCCAGGATTTACTTCATATTGGGGAAACAAAAGTAAAGCAGAATTAGAAGAAGCATTAAAGAATAGAAACGATTACGACTCAACTTCTGGTCGTAAAAGAACACCATCTGAACAAGGTTCATATGATGAGAGCTCAGGTTGGCTACAAGACCTATTAGATACTGGAGAGATAGACCAAGCACAATTCAATGCATTAGATGGCATTATGAATACAGACGATTATACTTCTGGTAAACGTGTTTATACAGAGGCAGAGATGACTAAGATAGCAATAGATGCAGAATCAAAAGCTAGAACAGACCTAGAACCATATTATACAGATTTAAAGTCTAGAGATATGGAGGACTTGAAGACTGGATATGAAGATATAAATAATTCAGCAGCTAGATATACACAGAATGAACAGAAGAGTTATAAAGAAACACTAGCAGCGACTAAACAGGGACTAAGAGCTAAGGGACTAACATTTTCTGGACAATCTAGAGGGACATTAGGAAAAGAAGGAGCTTTAGCAGACAAAGGAGTTGAAGGCTCAGTACCACAAAACAGGAGATATTCTATAGAAGATAATCTAGCAGGATTCCAACAACAAGCAAGAGATTTAGGAACAACTGCAGAAAGAAGATATGGAAGTGCAGCTTTAACTGGACAAGCAGGATATCTAGAACCAGGTACATTGCCAGACCCATATAGCAGTGGTTTAGACTATAATACTTCTAGTACAAGGTCTTTATATGACCCAAAGAAAGATGCTTCACAGAGAGGTTATGTCAGCCCTGAACAATCAGACATAGCTAGGGAAAGAGAACTAGAAGTTCAAAAAAGAAAACAAGATAGACTTAATACTTATAAATACTAATATGGCAACAAATTTTTATAGAACAAAAGACCCACGAACTGGGCAAGATGTCATGAAGGAAGTAGGAACAGATAGATATATTGGTCCTACAGAGTTTGGTCAAGGGGCTGGCTTCTCAGAAGCTAGACCAACAAACGCAAGACCAACAACACCTACTACAAACACAACATCTAAACTGGGAGCTTATAAGTCTAATCAGAAGTTTTTAGATTTAGTAAAACAAGCTATCCAGAAGAAACAAGGAATGAATAAAGACATTCAAAGCTCAAGAGATTATTGGAGAACTCAACAAAGAGACCCAATGACATTCACAAATGAAAGTCTTCAACTAGCAACACCAGCACAGCAACAATCTTTAAGAGAGAAGAGATATGCAACAGCTGGAGCACATTTGCAAGGATTAACAGAAGAGGAAAAATATCGTGGAGGAAGACTTGACGATGTCTTAGCAGAGCTAGAAACGACAAGAAAAGGTGAAGCAGATGCTGTCAATAATGACGAAATAAGTGAAGGCAGAAGATTAGACCAATTACTCAAAAAGAAAAGTCTTGGAAGTAATCCAACAATTTCAGATATAGAGGGTTCATATATAAGTGATGACGGTAATAGGGTTGGTAACAAAACTGGAGGAACATTATCATGGAGAAACAACAACTCTGGAAATCTAAAATACTCAGATTGGCAAAAGGAGTATGGGGCTATTAAAGATCCAAATTCAGCATTCGCAGTATTTCCTGATGAAAAATCTGCTAGAAGTGCATACAAAGCATTATTAACATCTCCAACTGGTATTTACTCTGGATTAACTTCAGATGAGGCAATGTTGAAATGGTCTAGCGATTATAGCGGAGACCCTAGGGCATATGACTATCAAAAGCTTGTAACATTAGGTGCTCCAGCAGTATCTAAAGATTTAAGCAAGTTTACAGATGATGAATGGAACAAACTATTTGAAGCACAGAGAAAAGCTGAAGGATGGACAGTAGGAACAACACTAGATTCAACCACACTTCAACACGATACATGGACAGAAGCCGCAACAAGAGCTCTAGCATTAAAGACTGGAATAAGCTCAACTGAACTATGGGGCAAGTATACTGATGAAGAACTAGATGCTAAAGCACTAGAAGCTGGAACAGACTTAATTGCTGAAATGATTGGTGGACTGAAGGCTAATGAAATATTAAGCACAAGTATCAAAGATAAAACTGCATTAGAATACATTCTTAGACTTAAGTATGAACTAGATGCTACAGATGCAGAAATAGAGGAGTTCATGAAAGAAATGGGAATGCCAACTACTAAAGGTAAGGACTCGAATGGTGACCCTATCAAGGTCTTAGACTTACTAGAAGATATAATTAACCCAATATAAAAAAATGGCTACTTTTGATAAAGGAAAAGCAGACAAGTTACTAGAACTATACAGACAAAAGAAAGCTGCTGGTCCACAAAAAATACAAGTTAAGAATCCTTATTCTAGGACAAGTGTTGACTATGAATCATTAGCTAGAGATACAAGTCAGGCTAATGGACAGCAACAAGATATAACTGTTCCACAGAAACAACCTCTATTAGATAGAGTAGGTTCTTATGTCGCACCACAAGAGAAGGCTAGAACTGTTGATTTCTTACGTGAACTGCCAGGAGCAGCAAAACAGATTGGATTAGATAAACCAGTAACAGGATTAGGCTGGAACGTACTTAAAAATACTGTTAGTAAACTAGGAGAATTTATCGATAAAGGTGGAGCACAGGCTATTTCTGCATTATCATCTCCTATAGAAGCATATACAGAATTAAATACAGCAGGAGATTTAGAGAAGAATAGATTGAATCCATCATCAGAACTTAGAGATTTTAAAAAGGTATGGAAGACTGCAGCTGATATTTGGGCAGGACGTGCTAATGAAATAGGACATCCATTAGAAGACTTATTCACTCCAGATGAACCAGGTAAAGGAATGAGAGCATTAGTAGAACAACCTGCGCAAGAAGCTGCACAGAGCTTTTATGATGACACAAGTTTAGGGAATAGAGTTAAACAGATTGCTAAATTAACTGGACTAGGAGTAGAATCTATATTTGGTAACCCTTTTTACTTATTTAATATAAGCGGATTGTCAAAGGGAAGTTTTAAGATACCTAAAGAACAAAGAGCATTAACACTCCAAGGTTTGTTAAACCCAGAGAAAGACTCTGCGTTAAGAGTATTAGGTTTAGAAAAAGGAGCAACTAATGTTGAGATTAAACTAGCCTACAGGAAACTAGCTCACAAATATCATCCAGATAAAGTTGGCGGAGATGAAGCTTTATTTAAAACAATCAATGATGCTTATGCATCTTTAACGAAGAATAAACAATTTGCAATACCACACAAGGAACCCGTCAAACCAACAGGAACGCCAGTAAGAACAACTCCAGGAGGATTACAAGGAGGAGCAAGTAGACAGATATTACAAGAAGGAGTCAGTCAGAAACCAGTTATCCCATCACAAAACACTCCACTCGCTGCATTCCAAATGGTAAATTCAGCACAGCAGGAAGCAATGAATACGATCGTACAAAAGCTAGAGAAAGCAAAGGCTAAAAAAACAAAGCTAATTGCTGAAGGCAGAGATGTAGTTGCTACAAAGAAATCACTAGCAACAATAAACAAAACAATAGAAAAGATTAAAGCTAAGCTAAACACAGCACAGGACAATCAAGATATTACAACAGGTCCAGTATCTGCACCAAAGATAGTATCTCCAACGATAGAACTTCCAGCACCAGAAACAGTTATACCTCTTAGACAACCTAATACAGATATTGTTGTTTGGAATGATAGAGCTAAAACAGAGATAGCAAAACCAACAACAAGAATATTAACAGTAAAGCCTGGAACAATAATAAAGACACCAGTTAGAAATACAGCACAAATAGACAATAAAACAACAAAAATACCAGTTAGAAAGACAGCTCCGATAGTAATTAGAGAGCCTAAATCATATAGTCAGATAGCCAAAGAATCTTCAGCAAGAGATGTTAGTAAAAAGAGCTCAGCAATACAAAGATTGATTGCAGGAAGGAAGGGAACTAAAACAGTTGCTAGAACAGAGCCAAAAACAGCTACAATATCAATACCTAAAGAGAGTAAACGGTTTGTGACTGATG